GCCACCAACCTTGTAGGCCCGTTCGTAGGTAAGACCGCCACGACCTACACCGGTGACGCTCCTTCGCTGAAGGACATCCTCGCCCTGAAGAGCTCCGTGCTGTCCAAGAACATCATGCCCGAGGGTCTCGCCTACGTGATGACCGAGACAACCAAGGGTCTGCTCGAGGCTACACCGAAATGGCAGGGCAGCAACCAGGCCATCGTCGACGAGAACGGCAAGATCAACGGCGTGCCCGTGTTCACCACGAGCTACGCTCAGGAGGGTGCCGTGTACTTCGGTGCATTCAAGTATGCGCCCATGGGTCTGTTCGGCGACATGAACATCATCGTCGATCCCTACTCCCAGGCACGCAAGAACGCTATCGACTTCGTTCTCAACGTAGATTTCGCCATCACCGTTCTTCGTGATGAGGCATTCGCCATCCTCACCAAGAAGGTAGGCGCTTAAACGTATAACATCAAGAGATAAAGGTTATGAGCAACGTCAGCACTGAATATTTGAAACAGCACACCCGTTTTGACGAGGGCATCGACGACGAAACCTATCTCCGTCAGGAGGGCGACAACGCCGAGGCTTTCGTTGCCCGTGCGTGCCAGTGGAGAGACCAGGCTGCCTTCCAAGCAGCCGTCAGCGAGGGTGGAGAGCTTCATAACCTTTATCTCCAAGCAGTATGTATGCTGACGGACTACTGGATTACGACGACCCGCAGTGCCGGTACGATGCAGCAGATTCATGTAGCACCCTTGGGCGTGACCGCACTCATTGCGCAGATGCGCGAGCTCGTCCATACTAACGACTGAAGGTTATGATCGTGACAAGTCAGATGGATAGCATTATCAAGGTACAGAATGCCGTGAGATCGGCTGACACGTACGGAGAAATGCGCGAGACATGGGAGGACACCATACCCCGTATGCACGCCCATGTGACTTGCAAGAGCCAGAGCGTGAATACCGCAGACGGTGATACCGCTCCCTCGGGTGAGTGTACGTTTGTTGTTCGCTATACTGACAAGATCAAGGTCGGCAGCCGGATTGTATGGGAAGACCGCACGTATCTCGTCTTGAAAGACCCTCGTAGGTATAAGACCCGCGGCTATGTGGAGGCGGACGCACAACTCATAAACATGTAAGCAGATGGACGGTATCAAGGTAAAGAAGCGCACGGCTCTGTCAGCCGGTGAGGCAGTGGCAGGATGTCTCAGGAGCGTTTTCGGGAATGCCATCAACGGCGTTTTTCCCGACAAGGCCCGGACGGACATCAAGCTGCCCTACATCATCTACCAGGTAGACGGAGACACGGAGACGAACGACAAGAGCCGTTCGTCGTTCCTCGACTCGTGTACCGTTACCCTTCACTGCTTCGCAACCCACTACGGGGACGCTGTGGACATGGCAGAGGTGTGCCGCGCCGCGCTGAGCGGGAGCACGATTACCCACTCCTTCGGCGACGGAAGCACGATCAAGATAGACTGCTCGAAGATTACCGGATTCGGCGGTGACGTGGACTCGGACTGCTACGACCGGGTGCTGAGCATCAATTGTCGGGTGTGCTGACATGGAGCATACATAATTAACGATAACAATAAAAGAATACAACTATGCCAAACGGAACAACATCAACAACCACTGTTAAGAGTGGATATGTAAACGGAAGCGACATGCTGCTCTATATCGGTGAGAAGGCTATCGGTCACTGCACCTCGCACACCACGACCTTTGATACCGAGACTAAGGACAGAGCCGTGAAGCCTGAGGCCAGCAAGAAACTGTCGGCAGGACTGTGGAAGAGCACGGGTGTCACCGGACTCTCCATCACGATCTCCTTTGAGGGTCTTGCTTTCTACAACGAGACGGAGTTCGGAGTGAAGGAGCTCCTCGCAACATGGAAGGCCGGCAAGTCCGTAAAGGTCAAGTGCATGGAGCGTGAGGCCACGATCCCATATCTGAGCGGCTCGTTCGTGCTCACTCAGGTAGAGGAAGAGGCCCCCGCGAATGACGACACGACCTTCAAGGGCACGCTCAAAAACGACGGCGAGCCGGACTCTATCGACGAGACACAGATCACCGAGACGGCAGCGTAAGGACTATTTTTCAATCATTTTATTCTTCATC